TCAAAATCTAAATCAACAAAAACTTCTACAGGATTTTCGAGGAACGCCTCATAAGTTACTTCTGTGACAACATCAGCGAGTGTGTAATTCTCTACGTCTGAGTTTTCTACTGCTCTCTCTACATACTCTTCTACTGCTTCAGCTACAACTTCATCTTCTTTAACTGCTTCTGCAATAATCTCAACATCATCTTCTTCTACTTGTAATACTTCTGCTACGACTGCAACTTGCTCTTCTGTAAGTTCTTCTACGTCTTCAATAGCTTCCTCTACTACTGCTTGGATAACTTCTTGTACTTCTTCTGATACATTTTCTAGTTCCTGCACACCAATATCATTGACCTCTTCAAGAACTTCTATGACTTCTTCTGTTTCTAATTCCTCTACATATTCTTCTATAGCTTCAGCAACTTCTTCTTCTGTTGCATCTTCTTCTACGATAGGAACTTCTACAACTTCTTCTATCTCTGCTACTTCTAAAGCTACTTCTTCTTCTGTAAGTTCCTCTACAATATCTTCTTTAAGTACTTTTACTTCCTGTATAACTTCGTCTTGGACATCTTCTTCTTGAATTTCTTTCTCTCCGATGTCGTCATCTCGAAGTACCTTTTCGTCCAACTCATTTTCTTCAACCTCTTCCTCAATAACTATAATTATTTCTTCTAGTTCAAAATCTTCCTCTTCAAATTTAAACTCTTCTTCAAGTTCCTCAAGGTCAATCTCAAACTCCTCTTCAACAATATCCTCTTCTTTGATAGATTCAAGTTCTTCCACTTCATCTTCAGACTCCAGGTCAAGTACCATATCATCATCTTCGTAAAACTCTTTTTCGGTATCGTATTGTTCTTCATCTTCTACAATTATAACTTCTTCTACAGGTTCTTCTTCAGGTATGTCACAATCTCCTCGCTCTATTTGTGCATCAGTCATATAACAACCAAACTTATCTTCATTAGCTTTACGCTCATTGTCACGCTCTACTGTTCCATCTTCTACTTCATAAGTTTCATATTCTGCTTCAGAACCATCATCCATTACAACCACAACTTTAGGTGGTGGTGGTGGAGGTGGTGGAGGTGGTGGAGGTGGCAAAGTTGTAGTAGTTGTTGTAGTGGTGGTAGTTGTAGTAGGCATAACATACTTGAAAGATATGTCATCTAGTAAAGACCAATCATTTAGATAAATAGTAAAAGAATCAATAAATGTATCTAAGGTATCGTATATGTTATAAATATATTCTTCCCACATAGTTTCATCTGATACCCATTGTTGTACAGATATTGTATCTGTTTCTGTTGTTTCATCTGTATGTGTGTAAGTTACACTACCTTCATTGTTTACTGCACCTACAATAAAACCTACTTCGTATATTTCTATTTCAAGTTCTTCTTCATCTACTGTTATTGTTTCAGGCAAATCAAAAGAATAATTAGCACCATCTCCACCGTGTTGTTGGTATTCAAGGTTCATACAAAAATCTGTACATCCATACTTACCTGACCAAATATCATCTATGACAATATTATTTTCTACTTCATTACCTTGTGTATCTAATTCATCTTCAGGTAAAACTATGTCAGTAGCTTGTTCCCAGGTTTCAGGTACAGTTGTTGTAGTAGTAGAAGTAGTTGTAGTAGTCTCTTCCTCTAAAACTTCCTCTTCTTCTACAGGAGGTGGACCATCAAAGGTTTCTACTTCTTCGGTTTCTCCTGGGATAGTAGTAGTAGTAGTGCTAGTAGTAGTAGTGGTAGAAGTATCTGTAGTATCTGTACTATTTTCATTAGCATACAAAGGTAATGGTAGCAGTAAAAAAACTGCGAATAAGACTCGCAGCATTACATTACAATCGCTGCAACAACTCCACCTAATGCTACAAGTAGCGTTAATACTTTGTAAAACTCTGCTTTATCTAGTTTTGCATCTAGTTTTTCTTCCAATCTATCAAGTCTTTCAATGACCATATTGAGTAATTCCTTCTGTGTGTAGCCATTGTTGTTGGTCATTTACGGTAAATCCTCGTGTGAAATCCAATCCCAATCTTCTTTTGGATGTGGCTTATAATTAGCTAATCTTTTAAGATATAATCCTATTTCTTTTATAAGATACCCTATAATAAAACCTGTTAAAAAATCCATGATGTAGGATTATATCATATAATATTATTTTCTAAAGCGTTTCCTATAAGTAGTCCAATCATAAGAACTAGCTGCATTTAATACATCATTTTTTATAAAGTCTTTAGTGGCTTTATCATCGTATTCAAGTACGTCAACTTCGTACTTGTGTCTTTTTATGTCATAAGGTTTAGCTAATATTAGAGGAGTCCCTGCTTTTATTTTTATAGTTGTTCCTATTAAATCATCTACATCTTTATAAAATTCAAAAGGAAAGTTTACTTCATTCCATATATCTGTTTCCACTTGTCCAGGTAAAAGTCTTATATCTTTTCTGAAATGATAAAACGTATCTATAAATTCTAATCCAATGTTATCTTCTGTCTTAATGTAATAAGGAGGTATAAATTTTAATGCTCCTAAACTTTCTAAAGAATTTAATTTCATACCTATTGTCTGTGAGTTATGGTGTGTTTGCACCCAATGATGTCCTTTAGGCATTGCTAAACTATCTCCTACTCTTACATTCCAAGTTACTTGTTCTTTATGTTCTATAGTTATTTCAACATCAGACCACAACGGAAAGACTATTCCGTCTAACATGTAATCTTTTATAGCAGGGCAACTAGAAGCAAACAAAGTATCCGAGTCTTCACGTTGTAATTTAGTTTGTGTTTTATACCAATCAGGTAAAAATTTATTGGCAGGTTGTGGTGGGTACAACTCCACTAATGGTTCATACTCTTTAATTCTTGGAAATACTTTTATAGAATTAGACATTTTTGTAATAACCTCCACGAAACTTACCATGTATTTTTACTACATTTTCTTCTACAAGGTCATCCCATTTATTAGTCCAGGGAACTATATTCATATCGTACTCTTCACGTTTAAAAGGTAAATAATGTGCTAATGGTTCTCCTTGTTTAATAACTACTTCATATTTATCAGTGGTCATTATTACTTGATGGTTAAGCACAGGGTGTTTATCTGTTTCTAATACACCAAAAGGAATATACCAATCAGGATTATAGTGATAAAACATAGGCAATTGATACATACTATATCCAGGTGCAGTCTTTACAAACCAAGGACTTATTATTTTAAATACTTTTGACGCATTAGCAGCAGGAGGTAAATGATTTACCATTTGTTCATCATCGTGTATTTGTATTTCATATTTTTCATAAGGTGTTTCCCAAGCATAACCTCCCTGTGCATCCCACCTTAAATACATATCTGTATGTGCAGGTATTACCCATCCACTATGAAATAACATAGCAAAACTAGGACAAGTTTTTACGGTTTTCATTTTAGGTTTTAATCTACCTACGCTATCTTCTACTGTATCTAATTCTCTAAGTATATTTTTTCTAGTATCAGGTATGACATCTATAGTAGGACTTAAGTTTTCAAACCATTTTGGTATAAAATTTTTAGCAGGTTGTGGTCTACAACTAGGTATTTTTTCTAACCCTTTGAATGGTGTGCTAAATTCTACCAATGGATTTTCTTTTTTAAACATTTAAATCCTCCAATGCTTTTAATATATTCATAGAATATATGTTTTGTTTAAAACTGTGCATTCCCCATACACCATAATCATCATCTAATTCGTAATTATTATCGTGTACATTTTTAAGTATATCTTTAAATCTGTATGATGTATTGCTTAAACAATCTTGTGCTAATTCTTTTGCATAGTCCCAAAACTCTGTGTCATATTTAGTTGCACCTAAGTAGTGCATCACAATAATATCTTGAAGTTCTTTAAATTTTTCTTTATACCATATATTTTGTGTGTTGTAATCTGCATTATTTTCTAATATATCAAATACTTTTCTGTTAATGTTGTCTACTGTAGTTAAACTGGTAGCTTCCATAGGCTCTAAGAAAAACGAAGCATTACCGTTGTACGTAATTCTTTCATAAAAATTTTCTTTTCTATAGTAATTTTTAAACTGTGCTTTGCCTTGCACTTCTGTTAAATTATCTTTTAACTTGTATGATTCAATTACATTTAACAAATCTTCTTCAACATCTTTTAATTTATTTATTTTATTGTTATACAAATACCCAAAAGAAATTCTATTTCTTAATGGTATCCCAAATATCCATCCGTAAGGTCTAGCAATACATAATGTATAATCATATCTTGGGAAATCCCACATACATTGTCTAACGTAAACTGCGTTTACTGGTATATATTTTGCAACACTATGTTCAGCATAATTACTTGGAGTGCCTGAACAATCTATTATGTAATCTGCATTTATATCATATATATTTTCTACATTTACATCTTTAAAAGTTACTCTATTTTTATTTTTATCTTTTAAATATTCTTGTAATTTAACTGCGTTAAAGTGCATAGATATGTCAGGAGCAGGAAATGTGTGCATAAAATTTTTATTAGTCCAGTCAATATATTCAATACCATTTTTATAATGCCCATCTACTTCAGGTAACATATAGTATTCAAAACCTATAGTATGATGTAGTGTTCTAGGTAAACTTATTGTTGTTCCTTCTCCTACACTTTGTTCTTTTTTTGTACTGTCAAAGTAACAATCTATTTCATAATTTGTATAATTTGCAAAATGATTATAAGCCATAGCACCTGCTGTTCCTTTGCCAATAACTGCTAATCTAGTCGGCATTTACAATCTCACAATTTTTTAATTCTTTGTAAGGGTATTTTCTGCTTGCTTTTTTAAATATTTTTCTAACTCCTCTTACATAATTAGTAACACCGTATATGGATGTCATGTAATTTAATATTGGTTGATTAGGTATTATTTCTTTTAAATTAATATCATCACTGAAATATAAATAAACAAGTGGTTCTCCTTTAACAAATGTTACCTTTTCGTTATTAGGAATAATCATAGCTACGTCTACTGCTCTTGCATATTGTCCAGGACTTAACATACCTTCTGCAAATATAACATTTTTTAAACTATGTTTAGTGTTAGATTTAGGACCTTGTAAATAATAAGTTATATTTTTATTTTCAGTAAGAAATATATATGGTATTTTAATATGCAGTATAGGGTATTCTTCATAACCTTTTAGTTTAGTTTCAGTATCTATTGCTAATACAGGTCTATCTTCCCATAAAGATTGACCTACTACTTCTGTGCTTTCTGCATAATAACTACCATCTTCTTTTCTTTGTAATGTTAAGTTAAATGGCATATTAATAACTAATGTTCTTTTGTCTAAAGCAACAGTTTGTGGACATATAGGCACTATTGTTTTTTTAAATTGTACATCTTCGTACAACATTGCAGGGGGCAAATCTTCTTTTTGTATAAGAAACCAATATATGTTTGTTGTCATAGCTCCACCTATTATATATTTAAGGAGTTCTTCTAACCCAATTAGTTACGCTTTCGTCCCATTCATAACTAACTACTTCGTCTCCTGTATGTTCTTCCTCTGTTAATGTTGGATATGCAACTGGAGCTTCCCATTCCCATGTTGATGTATTTAAAGTCCAACTAGCATAAGGTTGTTGTTCATAAAATACGTCATTACTTGCATCATACTTCATACCTATACCTGCATAGTTTCCTCTAAAAGGTGTTCCACTAAGAAGATGACTTCCTCCTACGGTATTATATGAAGTTCTTTTACATGTTTTACCATGTTGGTCTCCATAAAATTCTTCCCATGATGAAAATTCAGAAGGTAAAGTGCTTGTATCGTCTTCATCAATACCAGTAATAACTTGTGTGACTATTGAGTCTCCATCTAATAAAGCGTAATGAGCCATTTAATTAACTCCAACTAACGTTTCCACTGCCTGCTGTGCAGTAAGCGTATTTACTATCTCCATCTACAGTTTCAGAACTTATAGTAACTCCTGCACCTGCTGTTAACACATATTCTTTTGGATATTTTAAACCTATAACTCCTGAACCACCACTGAAACTGGCTTTGCTGTTGTGACTTCTTGAGCCACCACCACCACCACCGGTGTTAGCTGCACCTGCTGAACCTTGACCACCACCTTGTCCGTTTCCTCCACCACCTTGTCCACCTGATGATTGAGCTCCACCATTTCTGTTATGGTCGCCACCTCCACCACCACCACCTGCGTAGTAGTTAGAGTCTAACCATTGAGAACCGGCACCACCGTTTCCTCCACCAGTTCCTCCAAAACCACCGGCACCACTGGCACCTCCTCCACCACCACCTGCAAAGTAAAGGTTTCCACCATTATTACCTTCGGATGGAGAATATCCACCAACGTTTCCTGAGCCACCTGTTTGTCCTTGCCAACCTGGTCCACCACCTGAACCACCATTGTTACCGTTAGCATTGGCACGACCTGCACCACCATAAGATGATGAATTATTATGAAAAGTTGAGTTGTTACCATTTCCACTACCACTGCTGCCACCTGCACCTACTACAACTGCGTAAGCTGTGCCTGGAGTGAGTGTTTGGTCAGCAAATGTACGATAACCACCTGCTCCACCTCCACCACCTGCGTCATTACCTGTAGCACCACCGGCACCACCTGCTACAACTAAATATGAAACTACTAAATCAGGTTTTGGAGCTGAACCTCCACCGAATCCTGAGACTTGATAACCGAATGAGCTTGGTCCTACCATTTATTAAGCCTCGTGTACGTCATCTACTGTGTAGAATAATTTAATCCCTATAAGTCTTGCGTCTTCTGCCATGTCATCATTACTGTCTGAGACATCCCTTAAAATATTAAAGTAAGCTAAGTCTCCTGCTGCAGGGCTTCCTGCTAATGTTACTGCACCTGACTCTGCAGTTACGCATAAATCTTCTGCTGCACCTAGTGCATCATCTGTTACAACAACTGCTGTTCCAAATGCCACATCTATAGTGTCATTGTCAGAACAAGCTACTCCTGATAATGCCCAAGCAACACCGTCTGTATCTGTTGCTGCTGTTGTCCAATAAACTTGGAAAGTTACTGTTCCTTCATTCCAATATGAAGGCATTGCTACTGAGAACTGTGCGTTTTCATCTGATGAAGCATCGAAATCTAAAGTGTACATATCAGGTCTTCCTGCTGTTGTTTCTGCTGCTGCAATAGCTGCACAACCATTTGATGCTGTAGGATACATAGCTGCTGCAGGAATCCACATAGATTGTTTACCTATTGCTGCGTTAACTAATGTTCCTGATGACGCATCTATACCTGAACCGTTTATAGCATCAACAAAATCTGCAATACTTTCTTTCTTTGTTGCATTGCTATCATCAGCATCTATAAATACAATACTGTCTGCTGCTTGATTTACTGCTCCTGCTGCTACAGAATTTAAACTATCTCCACCTACAGTAGGTAAATTAGTTCCGTCAATTGCAAAAGTCATTCCTGATGCAAGGTCTATACCTCCATCATCAATGTCTAAAATCTCTGTGTCATCAATGTATATAGAAATTTTTCCATGATTAGCTGTACCTGAAGCAGTTGATGTAGAAATTTTAATTTCTTCTGCTGTTTTGTTAGAAGAACCGTTTAATACTTCTATAGATAATGCTTCAGTAGCAGATGTTCCCATTTTAAGTGAAACATCAGCATTGTTAGTATCATCATAGATAGTTAAATCTCCTCCAGTTAAAGCTGTTATAGCCTGGGAAGCATCTACAGATATGACTGAGCTTGAAGCTGTAAGTCCTGTTCCTGCAAACAATGTTGCAACATCTGCAATAGCTTCTTTAGCAGCAGTACCTGTAGCACCACCATCTAAAAATAATACGTAATCGCCATCAGCAATAGCTGCTTCTGCTGCTTCTGATAAATCTACATCAATGTCTGTTCCATCAAAATCTATTAATGCACCTGCTGTATGTGCTACTATGTCTGTTCCGTCTATAGCTACAGTCTTACCTGATGCCATATCAATACCACCATCGTCAATATCTAGTATTTCTGTGTCGTCAATATAAATTGATATTTTACCGTGGTTAGCTGTGCCTGATGCTGTAGATGTAGATATTTTAATTTCTTCAGCAGTCTTATTGCTACTTCCATTTAATACTTCAATGCTTAATGCTTCTGTTGCAGAAGTACCCATCTTTAAAGATACATCAGCATTATTTGTATCATCGTATATTGTAAGGTCTCCTCCTGTCAAAGCTGTAATAGCTTGTGAAGCGTCAACAGACAATACACCGGAACTAGCTGTCAAACCTGTTCCATCTATAGCTGCTATAACATCAGCTAATGACTCTTTCTTTGTTAAATTAGAATCATCAGCATCTATTATTGCAATACTATCTGCAGCTATGTCTACCGTACCTGCAGTTAATCCATTTAAATCTAATGTGAATGTTAAATCATAAGGGTCTCCGTCAGTACCTGCGTCAGTATCTGTCCAGTTAATATCAAGACCACCTGAATCAATAAATTTAACTTCTCTTTGTGTATATACACCTGAAGCTACGGAAGGAGCTATTGTTACTTCTGTTCCGTCTCCATCTTCTAATACAAAACCTTGCTGTATAGCATCGTGTGCTTCTTCTATGTGTTGTTTTACAACAGCTAATCTAACTTGTGTTCCTGCTGCATGTGTTGGGTCTGTTCCGTGCTTGCCATCTATGTCTCTTGTAATGGTTGCTGCTGCATGGTTTGTTCCTGATGACCACAATACAACTTCTCTGTTGCTGTCATTGTCCGGGTCTATTACAAAATAAACAGGTGCGTCAATACCTGGGTCATCTGTTAGGTTCATTGATGTACCACCACTAGCTAACTGAGCTGCTAGGGTAGTCTCAAAAGCGTTTACTAAATTAGTTTCTCTTGCTGTCATTCTTCTCCATTATACACAATATTTTTTAACATATAGTTTTTTTTACTATCCAAATCTTATCTTTGCAAAACTATTTACGGCATATATATCGCCTGATGTAACAGTACCATAAATCTCTTGCCTTGTCCCTCTTACTGTAATAATTGCATATTGAGTTACACTGCCCCAGTCAGGTAATCCACCTGTTATAGGATATTGTATAGACTCTACAACTCCTCTAATTACTTCAGCAGGGTCAAACAATTCTAAAGTTACAGAACTTCCCTCTTTATCTTTTAAAGATTGATATATAGTTTCTCCTAAATTTTTAACTGTTATAGGTTTTCTAAAAGGTCTTTCAACTCTATCACTTAGGTTTACAGGTATTTGTACAACTACAAGTTCAGGTCTTGCTAATGCTCTTGTAAGTATTGATTGTACTTTTGGTGTTACATTTGGTACTGCAGATTTTATAACAAGTTTCATAGAAATGTACCTTGAAACTTTATTGGTTTGTGCTGTTACTGTTCCTTCTCCTGAAATAACATTTAGCACTAAGTCCCAGTTAGCATCATCACTATTGTTTATACTTTCTAAATTATCTGATATGTGTAATTCAGCAGATGTACCTGAATCTATATTGCTTGTTTCTATTTGTGCTTCTACAAATTGTTTCTTTTCTGCTGTAAAAAAGTCTGCTGCTGCTGTAATTAAATATCCTTCAGGTAAAAAGTTATCTGTTTCTTTATAAAAACCACTACCACCTACTATTCCTATAAGTTTTTCGTCTAATTTATTTATTCCTTTTACTAATCCACCTGCTTCAAACTCAAGGTCTCTAGCTATACCTGCAGTAGGTAAATAATATCTCCACAAAAATGTTTCTGTAGATGATTCCTTAATACCTGTATAGACAGAATCCCTGGTTGAAAATAAAAACATAGGTTGTGCTGTTACTGAATCTATGTTCCATTCTTTAATTAATTGCTGATTAGACAATATATATAAATTATCTGCAGTAGTAAGTCTTGCTCTGTACAGTCTTCCTATAACTTTTGCTGCAGATGTTTGTATTTCTTTTGTTCCATAAAAAATCTCTCCTTGTACTTCAGCAACACAAGTAGGAATTTCATTGGACGATAATTCTGTTTGACCATTAGCAGTAAAGGTCCCAGTTACATCTTTAATAGCATATATTCTTCCGTCTGTTGCTGTAGCTAAAATAACTGCACCAACATCTGCAACATCTGTAAATGTTTGACCGGAAGGTAGTGTAACTATTGCAGAACCTACTGTTGTAGCTCCATCATATTGATGTATTGCATTTCCTATTGTTACTAAAAATTTACCTTTAACTGAAAATATTTTGTCATAAACTGCTGCTGATAATTTTTGTGTTGAGGTAGTACCATCCCATGTTTCTATTTCTCCTGCAGAACCATTGTTTGCAGTAATGTATAACAAATCTCCATGTGCAGCTAATCCTTTTATATGATAACCGGCAGTTAAACCTGTTGTTACTGGGTTAAAGTTTTCTCCTCCGTCTGTAGAAAATTTTAATGTTGCATCATCAGATACATAAATTGTAGTGCCAACAATAGCTAAAGCATTGTCATCATCTGTTGACGAAAAAGAAGCACCTGTTGATTGTTGTGTAGTGTGAAGTAATTGCACATCATAAGTTGTTCCTCTATCTTTACCAAATACTTCTACTCCTTTACTATCCCAAAATCTTTGTATATCTGTTGCACCACCATTTCTTCTATGTGCAATATCTAAATTACTTCCACCTGAAAAATCATTACGTGAATATATACGACCTATATTTTTAGAAAAGTCTTCTGCATTTTGTCTAACATCTATTTCTTGACCTCTAACATCTGATGACTCTATTGTCATCTGTCTGTTAGGTCCTACTGCAGCTCTAAACAAAAAGTCATCAATACGAAAATCGTATCCTTTTCTTTTTGGATTAGATACATCCCCTCTTGTAGCTATTCTTGGCATTATGCCTGTATTCCATAAACCAAACCATCAACAGATACTGATTCAGGATATTTAGCTCTGAGATATTTTCTTGCTTGATTTATAAGCAACTGTTGATATTGCAATAAAGAATTTCTAATACTATTACTTGAACCAACAGGATAACCTTGTATTGCCATTTGTTCTGTTATAAATTTTGTTGTTGCAGATGGTATATCTCTACCTGACATTAATTGTGCAGCAACACCTGCCATAATTATAGGTTCATATTCAGGTTCTAAACCTACTGAAGACAGTGAAGTTGATTCTGCAGTAGGCTCAATAAACTTTTTTTTAAATGTTACATAAGCTGTTTGTCCTTGAGCTATACCTGAAAATTGTACAGCATGAACAACATTAGGTCCTGATGAATATGTTATAGTCCTGGAAACTCCATCAGAATCTGTATATGTAAAAGGATTTGGAAGTTCTACTAAAGAACAAGTTACTGGTAAAAAGCTAACTCCTGTAGTGTCACTACCTGAAGCAAAATCTGTATATTGAGATATAGCACTCAGTATTGATACAAGATAGTTTGCATCTCCTGGACTATCGTATGAACCAATTAATGTATAACCTGTAGAAGATGATAGTTCTTTTGTTTCTGTTGCAAATAATGTTGGAAACAAATTATTTATTTGGTCTTTAACAGCTTCAAATACAGCTAATCTTGTAAAAGCAGGTGCAATTTTAACAATAGCTCCCACATCGTGTGAGTCTGCTGTTGTTCCCCTCACACCTCTAACTACTGTAACAAAGTTATTTACAGTATCTAATCCAGTACAATATAAAAGTTCTTGGTCTATTTCTAATATTGTTCCTGCATCCATAACATCTTCTTCTTCTTGTGTAAGAAGGTCAGGGTCAAATGATAATGTTGTTGCAGAAGAACTTAACGTTGATGCAACTGCTGTATAAGAATTAAGTTCATCAGCAGGTTCTAAATACTCTCTAAATGTTCTATCTACTAAATCTCTTACTGTTGAACTCATTAAGCAGTCCTCTCTATTTCTTTTGCGTAAGCTGATATACCAAAAGTAGCCATAGTAAACTCGCCACTTTTCGCTGCTTCATCTTCAAACAATGAAACTGAAGATTCTATTTCGTCAGTACCTTTAGAATCAATATCGATTCTAATTTCGTTTTTACCTTCTTTGAGCATTAAGAGCATACCCATGGTTGCTCCTAACTGTGTCTAAAGTGTAATATTATTTTTCTGTCTGCAGCTTCGCTACCATTTGAAGTTACCCTAACGTAACCATTGCTAGCAAATGCCCATCCTGAAGGGTCAACTCTTACCATATCTCCTACAGATATTGTGTAAGTTACGTCTGTTCCGTCTGTTTCTTTTACGTCAACAAATGTGCTGTTGTCCATTGAAAAATCAAATGTAACACTTGTACCGGTCATAGCTGCAGGAAATTGAATACCACAAAGTAGCATTCCATCTGTAGCAACACCTAAAGAATTGTTGTTGTCTGCTGATACATCTATTAAAGCTGTTTTTGACTTAATCATACTTTCCTTACTATAGCAGAAGAAAAGGGTGGAGGTGGAGTTCCACCCTAATCTTCAATTTTAATTTATGAAACTGCTTGAATTTTGCAGTGATATGAAGGAGGTCCGAACTCGAATCCCATCTCCATATAAATTGCTTTTCCAATTCTAGCGTTTGCATCTTGGTCTAAGTCACGAACAAACACTGTTCCATATCCAGGGATATTTGTGAACACTGGTTGAATGTAAGCTAAGTCCAAGATAAAAGCAGTATTATCAGGCATGATATCAGGGTCGATAACCATTAGTCCTATTGAACCAAATGGTGTAACGACTGTATCAATATCAACACCTGCAACATTTCTATCTCTAGGAATGATTGCTCCTGCTATATCAACTGTACCTTTAACAAGTTCGTTGTTAAGGTCTAGTAATTGTTTTGGACTAACGCACAATACTGGTTGTGTCATTGGTGCATGGTTGTCATACATTCTCTTTAACGCACCTGAAATAGTTGCGAATGAGATAACTTGTGTTGAACCAGTACCGTCTCCGTCTGTGTCGTTGTAGTAGCAGTTACCACCCAATGGGTTTACGGCTGCTGCGTTGCTTGCGTTTTTGTTTAATGTAATCCATACATCAATACCATACATTTCTCTAGTTCCTGACCCAGGTGTTGTGTTAGCACCATCTGAGAAAGAACCATTGAATGCAAACCACTCAACTTCTCTTGCTACTTTTTCCATTGCTTTTTCAAGCTGCAATGCAAATTCATCATTTACTGGACTACCACCAAATAATCCTAATTTATCGCCTGCTGTTACTGTTCCGTCTCCATCGGAGGCGTTAGCAATATTAGCTGACAAATCAAAAGGATTTTGATTTCCGGTAGATGCTAAAGCTGTATAAGTCATTTGTACACCTTTATGGAAAATTTGAGTTACATAAGTATATGCAGCTCTGTCTCTTCCTAAATATTCTGTAGGTGCAGCACCTTCTTGTCCTTTTGTTGGTTCTGAAGAAATGGTTGCATTATCTTCTACTTGGACTTGCCAAAATGTAGAGTTTAATGTCTTACCACCGTTCAAACCACCAACTGCTGACAATAAAGGTGTTCTTTGACCACCAACTTTAAACAATTCACCAGTAAAGTTATTAATGTTTTGTGCATAAATCGTATTATTAGTTAACGATATGTCTGCCATTTTTTTCTTCTCCTATATAAATTGTCTAATTGTTTTTTTAGAAGAAGTAAAAGCTACTATTTGTCGTTCTTTTTTGCTTCTTCTATAGCTGCAAGTTTTAGACGCATAGAGTTTCTGACATTGCCCTCTGCTTCTGATTTTTTTACTGCTTCAATTAAATCATCTGCGTTAAAGCTATCAACTACTGAGTTCTTAGTTATGTTGCTTAACCTTGTTTGGCTATCTTGAATCTCCTCACGAATACCGTCTTGTTGCCCAACATCAGTCTCTGTAGTGACTCCGTATTCCTCTGCTGCAAAAGTTTTTATAGCTTCGACATTTAAGTCTCCCTTATAAACCTGGCTTATTGCTTTACCGATACCTTGTGTTGTATCAAGTCCTGCATCTTTAAACACAGTTACTTTTGCCTGTTCTTCAAAAACTTCTAGCTTTTCTTTGAGAGCTTTATTTTCTTCTCTCATTGCTTTCCAGTTTTTGTCTTCGCTTGCTTCAGAAGAGTCTAACTCTTGTTCTTCTGTCATATTCACTTGTCCGTTTCTCTAATGTTTTTTTACAAGAGGTCATCAGGTATCCTCTGCCTATTTTTTACACTACTTTTTTTATTTGGCAGGTCTTGTTAGTAGGCATCAAGACCGTATTCGTTCTAGGTCAAGTTTAACCACCGGACCTCAGTACAGTGTCAAAATTATTATATCATAAATATCTAAATGTATACTTTAGATTTATATTTCTTCTAAACCTACGTATTGTCCTGTTTGCGTTCTGACTGCTCCAGTTTGTGCTGATGACAAACCTGCTTGTTGTGCAAGTATTCTTTCTATTCTTTTTTGTTCTGCTGTATCCCCACCAAGACCACTTACAATATCTACAACTTCTGTTGTTCTTCCTTGTTGCTCTGCAAGACTTTGTATTTGTGTAGCTTGTCTAAATGTTTCTCTTGCTCTTCCTGGAGTAACTCCTTGTTGTCTTAAAGATTCAGTTTGTTCTAATGTAAGCGATATTCCTTCTGCTGCTGCAAGACCACCAATTTGTCCACGTACAATATTTTGTGATATCACTGCATTTGCATCTATTGCACCACTTGCTAATTGTTGACTTATGTTAGGGTCTATTGCACTAGCAATTATTTCTGCGTCAGTCAACTCTTGTCCAAAATTTAATTGATAATATTCTTTTACTTGTGGCAATGCAGTTAAAACATTTTGATATACATTTTGTACTCTTTCTCCAAACTCTTTAGGAGATACTACGTTTTCTATTAATGTTTTTATTCTGTCATTAGTAACAATCAAATCTGCATTAACTCCTAAACTTTCTATTTTTCTTTTAAATGAATCTACAATTTGTAGATATTCATTTTCAGTATATTTAACAGTGACACCATCAGGGTTTAAATTGCCTGGGAAAGCATCTGCATACTCTGTGCTTTGCCTCATTATGTTACCTGCTTCATTTGCATCATTACCACTGTCTATGTAAGCATCTATAAAAATAGATAAAAGATTGTCAGGAAAGTTTGGACCAAAATTAGACTTAGCTTCTGATATTATAGCTGCTCTTGCTGATGTACTTAATACTGCCATTATGTAGGTTGTCCTCTCACAACACCTCTTGATTGTGGACTAAGTCCTAAAAATGTACCAATTTCATCTGTAACTTTATCCATAACATTTTTATTACCGTCATTCAATCCAACAGTTGTTAATATTTTTGTTGCTTCTTCTTGATTATTTGCATTCAAAACATCTATCCAATCTGTACTTGTTTCATCAACTCTTCCTCCTAATAACTGAAATGAAAAGTTTCTCCAAGGTTGAGCTATTTGTTCGTAAGTTAAATTTTCATCATAAATATCTGTGCTAAATAATACTTTTCTAATATTTTTTAAATCGTCAATAACCATTTGTTTTCCTACTTCTTCACTTTCTGCATTACGAATCATACCTGCATACTTTGAAACATCTTCAAACTCTCCATACAAAGGTCCTAAATATTCTAATGTCAAAGCTCTTGCTGTTGCTACTCCTGCTTGTGTTGCAGTAGGTTGTGCTGCAGAACCTTCTAACCAAGAAGTTAATGCTTCTTCTCTTGCAATACCTGACATAGGGTCTCCTAATGCTTTTGCTTGATTAAACCATTGCAATTCAGTCCAAGTACCTGTTGTTAATTTATTTCCAAACCATTCTGTTAAAGTCTCTCCTTCAAAAGTTACTTGGTCAGGATTAGTTACACCGTTTTGTCTTAAAGTTTCTCTAGCTTTTATATGATTATTTTTTAGTAGAGCTTCTGCATCTGCAGGAAGTTTAGATAAATCCTTGTCTTGTGATAGTAGTAACCAGTTTCTTTCTTCTTGACTATGTGTTTGCCACCAGTTTGTTCCTTCCCATTCATAATCTTCAATGTCTCTATTTTCAACAATACTTTCTAACCATAGTGAATACATTTCGTCATCTTCCATCCATGGTCTTACAGCTTTTACTTTGTCAAAGTTAGAAGCTATTTGTTCAAAAAAACCACCAGTACCTGATGCTTCCATATTTACAACATCTACTTCAACTATGTTTCCTGCTTGAAATGACTTACTCCATTTGTCTGATTCTGCATCTATAACTTGTTCTTGTGGTTTATCTACAGTAAAAAAGTTATCTATTTGTTCTTCTGTAGCTGTATATGCCATTGATAAACCTGTGTTAGGTATATCAAATGCTATGTATTTCTGTCCACCAACATTCCATATTTGTCCACCTAATCTACCAAACAATGGGTCATCTTCTACTACTACTGTTTCTTCTTTACCTTCATCATCATCATCGTCTGTTAAATCATCATCTTCATCATCGTCTGTTAAATCATCATCTTCAAAAATATTGTCAGATGCAATTGTTGTATTATCAGCAGATAAATTTTCTTCTCTTTCTTTTAATGTATTTTGTGCTTCTGTAATTTTTGATTTTGTAAGTTCAGCAGTATTTCTTATAGCTTCTAAAACATCTATATTTGGTGCTCCTTCTGTAGCTATAGTTTCTTCTTTAATTGCATCTATTTTATCTTTTTCAATATCTTCTAAATATTCATCACTTAACAAATAATTTCTTTTTTGTTCTGCAGTTGCTTGGGCAGCTCTAGCTACGGAAATATCTATGTTTCCAGTTTGTTCAATACTTTTTTTTAAAGCATCTCTTTGCTCTTGCTCAATAGCTTCAAGTGTTAATGGTCCACCACCTGGAACTGTGTATTTTATATTAGACTTTGATGTTTCTTCTAAAACTTCTGCTTGTCTTATCTTAGCTACTTCTCGCTCATAGGTATCTTTATCAATACGACCATCAATTAAATCTCTTAACAGTCTTCTTTCTTGTTCGTTTGCCATTATCCACCTACCTTAAATAATATTTCTCTAATAACTTCTTCAATAACTATTAAATTTTGATTAAATCCTGCAATAGATTCTTGATAGGCTTGAACTTGTGCTTTAAGAGTTGCTACTTCTTGTTGTAAATCATTTACAGTTTTAAATAGCCAACCAACTAAAGCAGCTAAACCACCTTGTAATATTTGACTTAAATTAACTTTTGCTTCCATTATAAAATTCTAACTCTACTTCCTCCACCACCACCTGTAGTTACAGGGGTCATTGGTGTTTCAGCCATTGTATCATAAACATTACCAAATAAACGGTTATGTATTGGTTCTGTTAGTTTATAACTTATAGAATACTTTTCTGATAAAGAATCTTCTGTAAATCCTTTCCAAAAATCTTTACCAAAGTCTTTAATACTTTCATTATCATCCATGTTTGTAACAGCTTCTTCTATTCCATCTACTGCATCAGCAAGTAACAATGCACCTTCGTATATAGCATATAGTGTTAATGCAGGTGCTGATATAGAACCTATACCTAAACTTGCAAGCAATCTTGGAACAGCAGTTCTTACTGCAACGTCTCCTGGGTCTAATGCTCCTGCTGCTTTACCTGTAACTCTTATAGCGTCTTTTGCAAACTTCTGAGCAGAATTAACTATTTGTTCTCCTATCTCTTTGCTTGATTCTAAAACTTTTGCAGCCTTTGCAGCTAACTCAGGGTCAATTAAGTTACCTAGTTCTTGTGCTGCAGTAAATTGTATTAGGTCATCAAACGGTCCTTTAATTAATTTTTCTATTGGTGGTGTATCTGTTCCCATAAAAGACATACCAGGAGGTGGTATATCTCCCTTTGAAAAACCTTCAGGTAATACAATGTCGTCAACGTATTGTGGTGGTTTTCCTATATTTGTTTCAATATAATCTTTCAATGTTTCAAAACTATTAAACTTTTCATCAAAAATACCCATTTGAAAATCATCAAATGCTTGTACTGTGTCTGATAAACCTTGAGTTTGTGTTCTTGTAGATTTCATTGCACGAAATGTTTCATCAAAATCATTTGTTGCTTCTGTAAGTTTAGTTACAGTATCCATACTTAATGGCATTCTTAAATGTGCTTTTACTAAGTTATTAAATTTATTTTGCAAACTAACAATTTCAGAACCAATATCATCTTTTTTTCTAAGTATTTGTTTAAATGTCATAGATTCAGGAACCATGCTTTTAAGTTCAAACAATAGAGCTTCTTGTATGTCGTATGACAAATCTAATGGCACATCTAAAGAAGCAAGATATCTTTCTATATCAAGCAGTACATCAGCATGAGTATAATTTGCATCAGTAAGTAATTTACCTAGAGCAAATTTTTTAAGTATCTTTCCGTTGAGACCTATTTTTTCAAGTATCTCTTCAGGAGTCATCGTTATCTCTAACGCCTCTTAATACATCAATAGCTTTTCTAAAGCTATCTGAGCCGGACATATAGACCTGTGCATCAGCTTGTTCTCTTTTTATGGGAGGAAGTCCATTAACTGCTCTTTGGCTGTTAATCTGTGCTTCTACTAAATCTACTAACTGGTCATAAGATTTTTGAAACGTACCTGAAGGTACTTGTTCTACATACTTAGAATTACCGGAGTATCTATTTCTAAACTCCATCTCTCTTCTAGTTCTTTTTGTCGGGTCTATTGCTTCTTGTGGCACATCTTCCTCGTTGTCTACTGTTGTTGTTTCCGTACTAGGTATTGTAGTCGTTGTTGTCGGAGGTGTCATAAACATTTCATTTTCTATCGTTTGCTTTAGTTGTTGTGCATCTTCATTGTTTGGGTCTTCAAACTTTTCAATAGTTAAAACATACAACTCTTTCATAGCTTCTTTGAAATCATCTGTGTTTGCATCTTTTAACTTTTGCTCAAGCATATATTTAAAAACAAGTGCATTGTCTTTTAGATTTGCTTGTGTTTTAAACCAGTTAGCTACAAATTCTTTTTGTTCACTTGTGAATCTAAGTAAATTTTCTTGACCTGGTTGTGCGTTGTTTGTTACTAATACTTTGTCTTGTTTACTTGTAACTCCTGGTACTTCTACACCAAGTTCTTTCATAGCTTTGTATATACCTGGTGCCATTGAATTTAAGTTAGCTTGAAATATACCTAATGATGGAGAGTATTTATCTTCTGCGTCTCTAGTAAAAGGTATACCATCAACTCTTGATTCGTAAGCTGCTATAGGTACAACATACTCTATAACTTCTTGTGCAACGCCAACACTTTGCAGTGCTTCGATTACCTCTATCGTGGTATATGAATCAGGTTCCATTACCTAGATACTGCTCTTCTACTTAAGTTTGTAAGACTATTTATAGTACGTGCAGCTCTAGCTCCTATTTGTCCGGCAGCTTCAGACTCTTGTTGTAACTCTTCTCTGCCTTCAAATACTTCATCTAATACTCCACCTATGTCGTCTTCTAATCCTTCTACATCAGGTTCTTGTGCAGGTATTGCAGGTGTAAATGTCTCAACAGGGTCAACTATTCTCATACCTTCTAACCTTGCAGGTGTATATCCAAACTCTGCAGGAGTTCCTTGTGTTAAGTTTGCACTAGCAGTATTAAATTCTCTTGTTATAGAAGATACCCTATTAGCAATGTATTGTGTTTCTTCAGCACTTAATGCACCACCTTTTCTGCTTCTAGCTTTTGTAAGTGTGCTATCTAACAGTTCATCTAGTTGTTCTCGTTCAATCTTAGGGTTGCTAGTTATTAAAGACTGTCTAGCATTGTAATCTGAACGTATTGCAGCTAATGCTCCTAACCAACTTATTTTGCCTCCACCATTCATAGAAAACTCCATAAGTGTTTTAATACCTTTTACAAACTCTTCATCAGGTGCAAGACCTACAGTCTTACTTGCGTCTATAATTCCTACGCCTGCCATCTGTGTTTTAAGTAAAGCTATGTTTTGTTTGGTTAAATCTCTTGCTACTTCTCCTGGGTCAAAAGCAAAATACACATGTCTAAATCCTTGTTGTTTTAAATATTCTTCAGCATCAATAAACTTTTTTACTTTAGTTCCTTCAAAATCTATTTCTGATGGATATACATTTTGAAATCCTTCTCCTAAAGGTTTATTCCTATCAGGGTCTCCTAATAAATCAACAACAAACTGTGTTGTATCTGCACCTGGTCCTGTAGGTTCAACATTATCTGTTTCAATAATATCTGATATTGCTGCTGTTCTAGGTATGTATATACTTCCTGCCATTATTCTTCTTCTCCAAGTTGTTCTTTTCCTAAAGCTAATTCAATATCCATATCTACACTGTCCATTATTCATTAACTCCGTACTTAACTACTTCATTATAGAACACTTCTTCAAAGACAACACCAAACATAGGTTCTTTCTGTATTATTTTTGATGCCTGGAAATATAGTAAATCTCTAATTGCTTGTGCTTTTTCGCTATCAGTATTAGCTACCCATTCAGCAGCATCTTGCTTTGTAACTTTCTTTTCTGCTAACTGTACACCTTTTAGCACATCATCTCTGTAATCAGTATATTCTTTTATAACAGATGTAAGTTCAAACTTTGCAGCTCTTGGGTCATTTACTAAAGCTGTAATTAGTTCAGCATTTGCTGAATAATCTGCACCTTTTCCTACTTGATAACCAGGTAAATCATCTAACAATTGTGCTTTTGTTACTGGGTCTCCATAAGCTAATGGAAACAATTGTGATAAAACAATATCTACTTTTGCTAGTTCTGCTTTCAATGCCTGTTGACCTAGTCCTGCTTCTTCATACTTTCTTACTTTTTCTGCTTTTGCAGCACGCTCTACAATAGATGCAGCGTATGTTGCACTTGCATAATAAAACTCTTCTTTAGTTTTAGGTGTTATAGTTCCTAATCCTTTAAGTGTTCCGTATCCTGAATAATCTATTTCTCCTTGACCTAAGCCATCAAACAAATACAAAACATTGCCACCATAATCATCAAACAATTCTTTTTCTTCTAAGTAAAAATCGTATTCAGGTTTAGTCATAGGCAACTTACCTTCTTCATTAATTGATTTACCTTGTAATTGCATAGATGCAGAAGTAAAACTATCTTCTAAAGAATATTTATCTAATCCTAAAAATCTAACAATATCTTTTGTTGCCTGGAAGTCTGCTTCTTTTTTACCCATAGTAACTGCATATTCAATTTTCATATCTCGCCAAAAACTATGTATTACAGAAAGCTCTACAAAACCATTCCATACAAGTCCACTAGATTCTCCTTCTTTTCCATACCATTCTTCAAATGTGCTGTCTTCTAAATCTGCTCTATACAAAACATTCATCTTAGGTACTAATGGATTTACGTTTCTATCCCATGCTTTTAGTTGATAAATGTTATCTCTAATAATTGCTGCTTTATTTAACAAAAATTCTGAATCTTGTACCTCTTCAGGAAATAACATTGCTGCTATCTGTGTTGCTTGTGTTGTTGCTAACATGTATAAATCTTCGTCAACACCTGCAAATCCTAATCTATCTGCTACTGCATTTAATATATTTTTACCTGTAGCAGGCATAGTTTCTTCAATAAGAGCTTGTGATACTAAATCTCCTAAATCTCCTGCACCACCTTCAAACGGTAATCCAAACTGAAATATAGTTCTTTCTAATAATCTTCTAGCTTCAGGATTATCTGCTGTAATTAAACCTACTGGTATGGCAACTACTGGACCAAGTGGAGGAAACAAACCACCACCTGCAACACCTAATGCTGACAATGGAAAACTTCTTTTAAGAATAATGCCACTATCTTCTATACTCATGTCATCTTTCCACAACCCTTCGCCTCCACTTTGTACATAAGACTCTAAGGCTGTACCACCTACAGGAATAATTAAATAGTTTTCTCCAAACTTATCTTTGTATATTAAGTTTTCTTCTAAACCTTTTCTATAAGCAAATGCAACTTGTGCTGCTGCTCTTGTATTTGTTGTTCCTAGTTGAAACCATCTACCTAAAACTTCTCTATATGCTTCAAAGAATGGCAGTCCTACTCTGTATGCTTCAGCTACGTAACCTCTTTCTAACAAGTTGTACAACAATCTATTGTGTACTTCAAATGCTGCTTCTGCTGCTCTTCTATCTAAATCATCGTATGTCATGTTACGTGTTATATCTGTTCTTACATTGTTGTTATCTAACACCATGTGATAATCTAGCTCAGTTAATTCCTGAACAATAGGACTTTGTTTTGGATTGTTTATAACAAACCTTCCTGTTTTTTCATCTAAGAAAGAACTTAAACCACCACGTTGTGCAATGGCTACTGTATCTTCATACTTAACATTTCCTAGTTTTAACAAACTTCTAAGTTCTTTTGTGTTAGGTGTAGGATTGTCCTTTAAAAAACTCTTAAAATCTTTTATAACTTCATCAACATTCTTTTTTGTATTAGGACCATAATGTTCTACTAATACTTTACGCAATGTGTTTTGTTGTTCTGATGTTAACTTACCGTTTAAAACTACTTCTTGTTTGTTTACATTTGAGTAGTATGTACCAATCTTTGTATTCTCATCTCCTAATCTAATGTTTGCAATATTTTTATCTGTAACGTAAGCACTTCTTTCTGCATTTTGTAAGTTAACTTGTAAATCTAACTGTGGTTTGTTTGTTGCACCTAAAACTCTAGGTGTATGTATACCGTTAGAATGATACGCAAGAATAGTTAAATTATCGTCTTTAGCTACAACAGATTGTTTTACAATCTTTGACATAACACTATCTATCTCTTCTGCGTCTAGTTTTTTATCTGCAAGTAATCGTTTTGCTTTTTCAACCATTTCATCAGATAAATTTATAGCTTTGTTTGGGTCAAAATGATTTTCTAACATTTCTGCTAAAGCATTTCTTTGAGCAAATATCATATTGGCATCTACGTAATGTAAGTATGCTTGCTTAAATGTTGGAATACGTACAAGTGCTGCTTCTGACTGACCTACTGTAAAAAACAATGCGTCTGTAAATGCTTTAAAATTATTTATAATTCCTTTACTTGATATTTTTTCTAGTCCAGGAACTGTTATAGGTAACTCTGCTGAGTTCTTATTTATAATTGGAGTTAAAGTATTTTTTATTCTTTGTGAATTTATTGTTCTTAATACTTCAAAATCTCTTACATCTATTTTGCCAACTTTACCTTGTGCAATAACTTCTATAAGTTCATCAGATGCTCCTGTAAAATTATTTATAGTCATACGATGATGTTTGACAAAATCTAAAAAGTCTTTTTCATTTTTAATTACAACAATATTGTTTGCTCTACCATCTACGTTTTGTCTTGACATAATTTTTCTGTTAAGAGCAGCTATTTCATCCATTAAGTATTTATTGTCTTGTATTGCTTTTACAATATCTGCATCAGACAAACCTTGTCTCATAGCACCTGCAACAATAGGCATAAACGGGTCATGTGCCATTTGTGTAATTAGATAATCAATATACGCTTCTATATAGTCATTATCTAAATCAAAAGCTAAAACACTACCGTCTGTTTGTGCTACATTCTTTCTTCCTGTTTTTTCTATATCAACCCAAACACCATTGTCTTTTCTAAATACAGAAGTAAACTTTGGGTCTCTTTCGTACAAATCACGCACTTCAGGCACACCAAATTCTGAGTTACCTTCAGTCAAAGCACCTAATGTTTTTCTATATTTAAGTGGTAGTTTTTCTGATAAAGTACCACCTTGTATTGGTTTAGTAACTCTAAATGGTCCACGCAAACTTGTAAGAGGAGATACATCAATACCTTTACTTTCTAAGTAACGTATCATAAGACCGTCAGGGTCATTAAATATCATCTTCATGTATTCTGCAGGGTCTCTAAATATAGAAGCTAAACCTTTTGTAGATACTCTTAACATACCGTCTGTAGTTATTTTAAGTGGGAATGCAATACGTGTTATTAACTGTAATGGCATCCAAACTCTTGATATAAAAGTAAACAGTCCTGTTTCTAATGCAGAAGGCACATCCATTACTAATTTTTTATATAAGAAACTTTCATCAGGCAAATCATCAAATGCACCTTTTGTAATTTGTCCTAGTGGTGTGTCAGGGTCAAAAAATGTTCCTTTGACTCCTTTGTCTGCTTCTGCACGTATTAATGCTATGCTTTCATCTACTTGATTAGAACCTACGAGTTTGTTTCGTAATCTTCTTCTTATACCTGTATGGCGTAATGTAGCTCTTAAATCAGGAATGTTTATTGATAAATCCATTGCCTGTCCTGCCATACCTAGAGCTTTTTGTGACCATTGCACTAACTCTTCTTCATTAATTATTTGGTCTGCATACTGTGCTTTTACAAATGGGTCTACAAAATCATCATCATAATATTTAGAACTTTGTGCAGGTCTATACGTTTTACCCCTGTCACTAAATCCTCTTACATCATCTAAGTGTTCTCTAAAAAATAATTGCAACTCTTTGTCTGATAAACCGAATGTTGCTTTTAACTGTATAGCACCTTCTCTCATAACTAACTCGTCATAATATATGCTTTGAGCTAGTTTATAATTTTTATCTTGTATTGCTATATAAAACTTTTTAGACAAATCTTCTATGATTGGTGTAGGAACACTCATCATTCTTCCTGTCTTTACAAATGTGTCAACAGACCTTGATGTATCTGTTAAAAAAGCAAATGGTCTTGAAGGTAACCTAATATCGGTGCCTAAAAATATATCTTTTGCACTAGATGTAGCTGTTCTAATTTTACCTTTTGCTTTTGTGCCACCACCTCTAATGTAGTTTGCAGTAGTAGTATTTCCTGTCATAGTATCGGCTATATTGTCTAAGAAGTTATCACTAAATACTTTTGGCTGTAAATGGAAGTCTTTTGCATTAGAACTCATCTTTCCGTTTACTCTTATGTCTGATATATAACCTCTAGTCAAAGAGTCTTTAATAATATCAAAATAACCTTGTGGATTATTTACAGGATTATCTACTATACGATATGCAACTTCAGGACTAAAACCTCTCATAGTAAGTTCACTAAACAAAGGTGCATCTGCTTCTGCTAATACTTGTACTTTGTCAGCAAGTATTCTTATAGCATCGTCTTGTCCTTCAGCAAAAAAATCTGCAGCAGTTCCTCCTGCTTTTAAATGCTCATCAAGTTGTTTACCAACACCTGTTAATACTTCTTCGCTAGCAACTCCTCTACCACCAACTCCTACACCTTTGCTTGACATGATAAAAGGGTCAGTCTTTATCATTCCAATTAAGTTAGTAGTAAAACCTATCCAAGAGTTAAATCCGTGCTTAGGGTCAAACTCCATATCACTAAGTGCATTTTGTTCTATCTCTTCTATTTTTGTTTTTGCTAACTCATAATCTTCTTTTGTTATAGAACCTACATCGTATGCTGACTGTAGTAAAAATAAATCTACGTCTGCTTGTTCTTGTATATCTTGACTTACTGCCATCTTTGGGCTGTATTCTCCTGATAAAGAACCAGTAAATGTATATCTAACTAAGTCTCCAAAGTTAGATGCAATGCTTGCTTTTTTAAAACCTTCTCTTGTTTCTTCTGCTTGGTCTAAATATTCTCCACGACCAAACCATCCTGCTAATCCTTCTTGACCAATACCTCCTCCAAGTATTTCATTAAAAGCCATTTGATATACTTCTACTGATTCATTAAGAGTTAACTTTCTCTCTACACCACCAGTTAATATTTTTATTTGTTCTGATAAAACATCAGGAAATGCTTCCTGGACAACTTGCAAATCAGATTTTTGCAACATAGGATTTCCTAAATCATCTATAAGATTTTTGCTCATAAGATAATTTCTTGCTCTATCTGATATGTAAGGTGCTTGAGCCACTGTTTCGTTATTTAAAATATTGTTTATTAAATTATTTTGTTGTCTATCTGCATTGATAAGTAAAGATTTAACACCTGCTCCAAAAGATTTTATTTTTATTCCTAAAGGTACTTCATTTTTTTCTGTGTCTTTGTCTCCTACATATCTTGCAAAGTCCCTATCTATATTTAATCCTAAACTTTCAGCCCATTCTGCTTGATATGCTTTTTGTTCTAATGCAATAGTGTTAACTAAAAACGTACTACCTGTTTCAAATATAGAGTTAAGTGCTACCAATGCAGCATTTATTACAGTGCTTTTTCTAATTTGGTTTTCTCCAAATAAATCTAACTGTGTTTGTCTTTGTATTTCTTTTGTGTTGTTTACTGCGTCTTTAATTCTTTCAAAAAACTTTTTAGAAAATTCTACTGTAGGAGATGTTTCTCCGTTTGAATAATAATATTGTTGTGGTTTTGTTTGTGTCCACAAATTGTAATATTGTTGGTTTGTAAGGTTTAAAGTTGCTGAAGCCATAGCTAAATCATCTGATTCAAAAGGATTCATACCTTTTAAAGTTGTAGTTTTATCAGCTAAAGCATCTATACCATCATCTCCAAGAATACTTTTTTGCACATCAATAGATTGTTTTTGAGCATCTTGATAGTATTTATCTTCTAATCTTTCTTCTCCCCATTTGAGATAATAAGAAGCCATTAGAACCTACTTGTTAGTGATGGAAATTTCTCCAGTAAAATTGCCTTTACAATTTCAATATCGTTGTCAGCAGTAAACATTGCTTCGTTTTCTCCCAACTCATTACCTGGTTCTTGTAATTTTTGTGAAGGTGTAGCAAATATATCTTGAACAGGTTGTGGTTGTGCAGTACGTATAGGTGCTTCAGGTAAAGCTGCTTCTTGTCCTGGAGATACTGCATCTACTTGTTCTTGCAACATCTGTGTCTGACCTGTTGGGTCTCCTTCTGCTCTTGTAGGCACTTGTATTTTTTTCTTTCTTACCATGAACCATCCTCTATTTCAAAACCTAGATTAACGTGTATCCATACACCAGGTATTGGTGTAGGAATCATAATATCTCCTAAAGCCACATCTGATATTTGTTCTTGAGGTCTTTCAGGATAACCAGTATCATCCCAGTCTTCAGCATTTATAATATCGTAAAATTGTTTTTTTAATTCTTGTTCAGGACTAGCCACCAGGAACTCCTTGTTGTCCTGCTCCTAATCCTGCTAATACTGATGCAATATCTTGTGGTCCTGTTGGACCTTGTGGTTGTTGTTGTGCAGCACCAATAATCGCTTCTTCTTCAGGCGATGTTTCTTCTTCTGCTGTATAAAACTTATCAAGTATCTTTGTCATTTGTCCAGGATTTTTTCTAATCTCTGCTGCTGCCATAGTAGCTTTTGGATTACCTTGAGCTGCTTGAGCCATTAATGATTCAAACAATACAGTTTCTGCTTTTTCAGAATTAATTCTGTTTTGTATGTTTGTAATATTATCTAACCCGTCTAGGTTTTCTTGCAGTGTTTGTGTATCTATGATACCTTGCTGTTTTAATTGCAACCCAGTAATAACTTTTTGTGGTTCGTCAAAACCTGCCATTACTCCGTATACTCTTCTTGTCTTATACATTTCTGATATGTCAGAACTTGGTGTGTATGATTCTTTATAAGCTGTGCCTTTGTGCATTCCTGCAATTGGTTTTCTCTTATTAGGATACATAACTTCATCAAACTCTAATCTTTTAGCATCTACTTCTTGTAATGCTTCTCTAAGTATGACTTGGTATTCTCTAACGTGCATAGATGCAGATTGTCCAAGTTCTTCTAATCCTCTACCTGTAACAAAACTGTTAGGGGATTGTCCATCATCAGATACAGGATATGCAGAACCTAGACGCAAATGTCTTTCTAATCTATCTACTTGTTGAAATAATTGATATGGAAGATTGTTAACTGGTTTAGAAACAGATGAACCTGGAGCTAAATAGTTTACAGCAAATCTACCTTTACGGTACTTACCGGATTCTATTTCTCCAACGATATTTGTTTCTGTAAACACTGCATCTTCCATAGCAATTGTTCCAAGAATATTTATTTTTGCCATATTAGCCATTAAACCAATTACATGTTGAAATTGACTTTGCATTTGGTCAAAAGCAAATCTTTTTGCAATAACATACATTGGACCACTTTTCAGTGGATTAGGAATAAAATCTATTATTTTTTTATTTTCAGGTAAAAATATATATGTTCCTTCTTTATCCATATATTCAACAACTACTTTGCCGTCTCCATTTTGATTTGCCCAAGAAGCAGCACCATCGTTGTAATATAACATTGTAAAATCATTAGATGATTCTGCATTGTCTCCTATAATTGCAGCTTTTTGCTCCGGGTATTGTTCAAGTAATGTACTAACTGGAACTCTAGTAATTATTGCTAAATCTTTAGGCTGTTGGTCATTACCAAAAGGTCCAGGATAACAAGTAAAAGGGTCTCTTATTTCTGCACAAGGATATGGGTTGTTGTCTTTATCGTATTTAGTATTTATTGTCCATACAGCAAAACCATAACCAGGTAGCCATCTACCTACTTGTGGTAATTGTAAATGTAATTTTTGCATATCATCGTATGCTCCAACAATACGTTCTAGTTTTTCTGATTTCTTTTTTGCTCTTTCAGAATCTTTAGCATTAATAACGTCTATTTTTAAATCAGGACTTCTTCCTAATTTTTGTGCAAATCTTTCTAATGCTGATAAAAATAAATTTGGTGCAGGCAATTCGTGAAAATCCATGCTTGAACGGTCTCCAAGTAATGCACGAACAGCTTCTTGTCCACCATTTAAAATGTCACGTATTCTAGCTCTATCGACCATACCATCTTGATTTATTTTTCTTAAATAATCTACTCTGTCGTAGAGTTCATCTTTAGACTTTACCATTCGTCTCTATCCCATAATCCTTCATTAAAACTACTTGTTTCATAATCAGCAAAGCTAGGCACATAATCTGTGTCTAGTTCGGCTAACCGTTCTTTTTGCATACGTCTAATTGCTCTCATTGGAAACCAACTAGCCATAACTATGTCAGTCTTTGTACCTACTGTCTTGCTCTTGTTCTTAGCAGAACTAAAATACACTAACTGACTTGTATATAAGTTTACCTTTTCTTGAGCTTCAAAACCCATATACGGTAAATTAATTATACCTTCTTGAAACGATGGTCGCATAGCTGTTACACCAAATATAGGGTCAAACTTATTTGAATACGTTTCATGTCCTTCTAAAAATATACCATGTGTTGATGCAAAATCACGTATAGATTTATCTTGTCGTATAGCTTTTTGAAATCCGTTTTCTTCTATAACCCAGTGAGAACAATTATATTTTGACCACCAATCTTTTATAACTTTAAGTGCTTCAGGTATACCACCACCTAAATTATTGTGCATATCTACCATGTACATAATTCCATCTGCAGGTCCATAAGCCCACAAAAATGCTGCCTGGTATCCAGTAGAGGCAGGGTCAAGTCCTGCAATAAGGCGTGTGCCTCTAGGTACCTGCCCTATGTCCCTCTTTTGGTCTCTACATGCTTCAATTTCTTCTCGACTAAATAAACTTAGTCCTTCAGGCATTGCAACATTAAGATAAACCATTTCAAATATAGCTCTACCACCTGTAGTTTCTGCTGCTCGTTTTCTATCCATTAACCACTTGTAAGACCTTTTGCCTGACCACAACATACAATCTGTATGGTCTTCTTCGTTCCAATCAGTTATAGTACATGCAGTATCATGTGCTTCTTCTACAGTTGTTTCCCAAGATTCATTTTCTAACAAATGTGAATATAAATCGTCATAGTGTTGTCTTGAACCTATAACAATCATTGCAGTGTGTTCTTCTTTACGACTTGATAATGTTGTAGTCCACCAGTTTCTTGTGTTTTCTCTTGATGCAGGTTGCATAGTAGAACTGTGGTCTTCAATGTCATCAGCAATAATTATGTCACAGTCTCTTGATAGAATCTTACCACCACGACCTATACCTACCATAGTCGGACTTTTAATACCGGTAACGGTTCTTGTACCAACAGTAAAACCACTCTGTGACCAAGACTTAGCTGATTTTGTTTTAGGTTTAAATTTTACTCCTGGTCCACATATTTCTTCAATAAGTAATTCGTTAAACTCTAACTGGTCAATAACAGAACCCATAGCATTTTTTGCAATATCTTCGTTACCACCTACCCATAAAATTCTTATGTTAGGATTTTTACAAATAAGCCATATAACAAAATGTATAAGCAAATCTGTTTTGCCGTGTCGTGGTGGAGAAAGTATCATTCTTTGACCACCAGTTTCAATACTTTGCATAATTTGTTCTATCCATTTTGCATGAAACTTAGGCGTTTCGTATGGTATACCTTGTTCTGTTCTAAAATATCTTTCTCTAAATTTATCAAAATCTTCTAAAGTTTTTTCTGCAACTTGTGGTACTTTCCAATCTTTTTGTTCTTTTTCTACTGTTATATCTTCTAAGTATGCCTGGTATGCCATAGATACTGCTGCATCAGTTGTGCCTAGTATTTTTGCTACACCGGATATTGTGTTTGTTTTTTCGTATATTTCTAATGCAAGTCCTGATTCTTTTATGTCATCATAAACTTGTCCACGTCTAGCAGATACATTTTTTTTGTGGCTAGGTATTTCTAGTGTATCGTCTTCTTGTGTCCAGGTAACTCCTGCTTTCTTTGCACGTTTCTTTTGTTGTGCTATTCGGTTAGAACACCTGTCACTACAAAATTTAGAGCGACCTTTCGGTAAAGGTCTGTGACATCCTGCTGCATAACATAATTTATTTTTTTCCATAATTTTTACAATCTTTGTTTGTACACTTCATTCCATTTTGTGGTAAAAGGTCTCCACCACATCGAGGACATTGTATTATCAAAAATTATTTCTTTTTACGTTTGGCTTTATTTTTTTTACTATTAGGAAATCCTTTTTGCATTTCCCTATAGTTTTTTGCACTAATAGTTGAATTTTTTTTCGACCTGCTAGTGCCTGCTTTCTTTCTTTTATTTATGTTTCTATATAAACTCATTTTACCATTTTACCTTATTTGCCCAATATGCTGCTGATTTCGGTCCCTTAGCAATATTTTTTGCATGTCTCTTTTTAAACGCTTGATTACGTTTAGTTCCTTTAGGACTTCCCTTAACACCGGCTTGACCAAATCTAATTACTTTATATTCTTTACCCCAATGAGCCATAACGACATGCGACTTACCACCTGACTTCTGAGCTTTAGGTTTGTTGACACCTTTTAGCCCCAGGCGTTTCATAGTCTTCTTGACTCTTTCGGGAGTAGGACCACCGTGTGGCATTATTTTTTGTTTATTCTTTTGCTTGGGTATCTTTTCTTTTTACCCTTTTTACTCATTGGCATATATTGCTCCTATGTTGTTTTTAATTATCATAACACAAAACCCTGGCAGGGCTGATGTCAGGGTCTTATGTTTTTTATTCAGTTGTGTACTTATCAATATAGAATGCTAGATAAATAAAGTGGGCAAAAAAAATTTTTTTTAGGTAGGAGGATGCTGTTGCTATTGCTAGTTCCAACATCCTTGGTCTAAGACGCCCTACCATAATCGAGATACATACTAAACAAAGGGATTAATATATAAAAATTAGTATACTAGATTTTATTTTTATGCAAGTAAAAACTTGAGGGCTACGCAGAAAGGCACTAGGCGAAAGGAGGAAACTCCTAGCTATAACGCAACCCTCATTCTTAATACTACACATAACGAATCAACCTGCTATAGTATCCTCATACAAATATTTTTATTAAGTAGTTTGTTACAAGTAAAGTTGCCATCGAGGGGCAGAAAGTTAGGGATACTTAACAAGTATAAAGCAGAAACACAAACCTAATACTCAAGGACTTGCAAACAATAAAAATTAGAAATTTTTTAGCTTTTACAGCAAATAGGCTCGCTATGCTTAAACAGCCAGTCAATAGGTACTATACAATACATTGTACTTATAGAGTCTGTACCCACTACATATAGTGAATCTAATAGGTATTTATTAACAGATATTTCTTAGAGTACACACACTATATATACATAGGGGTCGCATTTAACCCCCCCAAAACTTAATCTAAACCTATACTTTACATTTAGATTTTGTTTGTCTCTGTCTGCCTGTGCATA